ATCCTTCGTTTTTCAGGATATGCTTGATTGCTTCATTAAATTCCATGATATTACCCTTTCAGTTATAATGATTGATACCATTGAATTGCAATATCATAATTACTTGCGCTTGCTTCCCCATCAGATACGCGGGCCACAATACGAACACCAGAAAACACCTTGATAGGTATTGGCACTGTGAAGAATCTTGGACCATCATGATCTGCACCGCCAATATTTTTATCCAGATATGAACACCTGATTTTAGTAACTTCTGAAGCACTTGCACCCGTTCCAATTTCAATGACTCTACCTATCAAACCGTTATCATCATGACCAAGTGAAAATGTACAGATCCAACTGTCAGCACTTACCGAAGCATCAATTTCCACCCAGCTACCAAATGTATTGGCTGTGGCTGAGGATGAAAGGGCAAAAATACTGGGTGTTCCTGTTGCCCCGGCTTCCACTATTATACCAGTGACTGTTGTGGATCCGGATATCAAAGCAAGGTCTGATGCAATGGCTTCTACATCAGACTGGACTATGACAAGGTCACTTGCAATGGTATCAACAATGGCATCCATTACTACCACATCTGCGGCAATGGTATCTGCTACGGTATCAAGGATAACCAAATCACTCGCAATCGTATCAACGATTGCATCCACCACCACAAGGTCAGATTGGACTATTACCAAATCTGAAGCCACCACCACCAATTTGGCATGGTTCGCTGCTGCTATTGCTCCCATAAAAACCTCCTTACGTTAGAGTTCTGGCAATCCCAGTTAAATTGTCACCCGAATAACTTAGTACTTCAGTCATTGTGATATTCATTTCCCCTGCATTGAATACCCATGCAATTTGAGTCAATTTACCGCCGCCGTATGTGCACGTCCCAACAAGGGTAATATCAAACCCGGCATCTCCAGCAGGAGAATTGTCTGTGATGGTAATTGTATTGATGTCATCGCCAGTATAGGCAATTACCACATCACAATCATGTGTCGGTATACCTTCGGCTGCTGCTTTCATTTCTGCCATCATGCTATTATATTGTACGGCATTCGCATTGGTGACATTTGCAGTTACTTTACTTGTTTTCGTGTATGCCATATTCAGCCCCTATGATAGTGCGATTGTGGATTCAATAGTCAGGGTTTCCGAACCGGTTTTTGTTTCCGAAACTACGGCGTGATTTATCATTACGCCACTATCGGCCGAAGCAGAAGCCCCCTGCCCGAACAAAGCAAATTCAGTTAAAACCCCATTTGCCTCTGCGGCACCAAAAAAGGTGGATGCGGAAACAATGGATCCGCTGGCTGAAATAGCTGTCAGTGCATTCCGGGCCAATTCAGTTCCCAAAGTTGTGTTGCCGATAGCCGGGGCAGCCGCATTCGTTCCTACGGCCCCATACGTAATATCACAATCACTGGATCCCCCTGCAAGGCGGGCAGCAATCATATCTGTGCCTGCTGAAACAATAATATTTGGGTATTCATGGACACGCAGTATACTGGATGTTTTGGCATCACGAAATATGAAGCGGTGAATACCCTTGATTTTTAATTTGTCGGTCATCCCCATGTAGCTAGCCCCCATGTGAATTCGTTCCAGCGCACAGGATGCGTGGTCATGCTTGTCGTGACTGCGTCGGAAAGAGTAATTGTCTCAGAAATCAATTTCAAAACGTCAACGGTCTCATCTTCACGAAGTTTCAATCTCTTTTGATCCCGGATAAGTGCCACCAATAAATCTTTCAATTCGTAAAGCGTGGTGGCAAATTCGACCCTGTATTTGAGTATGCTGTGGCCCTCGTTTGATATGTTCACCCGTTTGATTTGGTAATTCCCTACGAGGGCTGAGAAGTTTGTCATATTCAACATAATGAACTGCCCGGCTTGGAAGCCATGTTCATAGGTTTCAAACGATCCAGTTATATTTGCATTCCCGGCTTGGTTGGCCTCGGCAACAGCCCGATCTTGAGCGATTTCTTTTGAGTCAATGATATCATCTTTTATAATATTTTCAATGACGCCATTCCCTCCACGTATTGCAGAAATGGCTGCTTGGGACGCCACATTGTCAGCCCTGACAAGAATTGGCACCTCATACTGGTACGTAAATACGATAACGGTTCCGGCAACCGGGGTTGTTTCCGTCCCTGGGTTTTCAGCACAGCGCAGGTATTTTTCCTTGTATGTCCAAAAATATTCATACGTCCCGTCATCGGCATTGACGTTGTCCAGTGCAAACGATTTAGCTACCCCACCGACAGTTAAAGCTGTCGGTGCATGAGGGGCATACGCCAACGGGAAAGTCCGCTGTGTCCCATCAGCCGCCCAACTGAAAGCGGTAGCCGTGGAAAGGTAATAACTCCCTCGGACATAAATTCGATTTCGTACCTGCGTATAATCCGGTTTGATACTGAAATTGAAAATAGTTGACTTCAACGCCGTATCATTAATGGTGAATGGGGCCGGTATTGTTTCCTTGTCGAAAAAATGGATATCCTTGGCATAATCCATGTACCATTCATAGTTGACAAGTTTTGCAAGCTGTTCAATAGCATCCTGGACTTTCGTATAATTGAAACGGACATCATCCAGAGTTGGCCCAGTTGAAACATTTGTTGTTGTTATTCCATGAGCCGAATCGGTATAGTCAGCAACGATATCCGATATAATGGTTTTACATGAAGCATTGGCCCACGTATTGACAACAAGCCGTTCATTCAAAAGTTGCTGGTAATCGGATGCATAAACTGAATATCTATATGGCGTATTTGCTATTGTTGGATGGTAGGCTATTTGTTGTTTTTGTACGGATGATATAAGTCCACCAAATAAAACATTGGCCGTACTGTCCCGATAAATCAGGACTGACATTCCGGCAGTGGGTTCCGTATCTGGATTCAGCATAGAAAAGGCTGCTGTATCTGGGGTTGATGTGATCGCATTTTGAACGTTCACGCCTTCCGTATAAACCTGGGTACCATTTACCTCGACGTATATCATGTGGGTAGCACCTGCATAACCCTGAGTTCGTTCATTATTTCATCCGCAGCTTGTCTTGCAAGCTGCCGCATGTCCAATCCACTGGCAATACTATTTCCTGAGATTGTTACATGTACCCCGCCACCAAAATTCATTGAATGGCGTGGATCCGATCTTGTCAAAACCTCCTCACCACCATGCGCAATTACCAAACGAGCCTGCCCAAGCAAACCTGGGATCAAGCCGCCCGTATCAAAACTCATAAGCTCTGGATAATTTGCCGCAAGGTCTTCTGATCTGGCAGCAAACACAGTGTCATATACCAACTGTGACGCTTTTTGTAAGGTCGGCGCATCTGCCACTCCTTTTCCCGGCAGGAATTTCAACATGGATCCCCGCGCACGTTCCGCAGCTTGCTCAGTTGTCACAACAGTCCCACCAGACCAATGGGTTTTATTTGCCCAGAATTTTGATTCGTGCATCATAAAGGAAGCAGCATTCGAATTGAAATTTTTCATATCTGAATTAAGAATACCAAGTCCTGTGAGTCTAAACGCCGGATCCTTAGAGGCACGCACTTGATCTATAGTTTTCTGTTCATTGGATTTCTTTTTGAATTTTTTGGCCAGAGCAATGACTCCGACAATAGCTCCAGCAACAAGCAGACCCACCCCAAGCGTACCTACACCCAATGCGGCCATGCCAGCAGCAGCGGCACCTCCCACAGCTGAAACGCCTCCGGCGACAGCACCGCCAATCCCTGCAAGAGCGCCGCCTACAGCCCCAGCAGCACCACCTACGGCTCCAACAACAGCACCTAAACCACTCCCAACAGCTCCAGCGGCAGAACCCAAACTCCCTACAATGGCACTACCTCCACCGGAAAATATTTTAGTGATAGAACTGACTACACCACCAAGACCCCCACCGCCAGAGAATGCGTCTAAAACACCAGAAGTGAGTTTTTTCAAGAAACCCTGTGTCAACTCACTCAAAAGACTACTGGCAAACCCTTTTACTGTATTGCTGAATTGTTGCCCAAATTGCTTGAAGCCGGCCTTGATGTCACCATTAATGACTGAATCCGAAAATGTATCTGCAAAATTGGTAAACAGTCCTGAGAATGTAAGCTTTAAGTCATCAACAAAATTATCCCAAGGTGCCCTATCTACAGCTGCTTGTACGTAGCCTTCCCAGTCTTCTCCTATTGCTTTTAGATAGGCTGCATGTTTTAAGGTATTCTCACTCAGTACCGCACCATACTCTGTTTGTAATTCTTTGAGATATGCCCCTTCCAATTTTTGGAGTTCTTCCAATTCCTGTTTTTTTTCGTTTGCGGAAGCCGTTGCTTCTTTCACAGCGGCCTTATCTTTGGCGGCCTGTTCTTTATCTAATTTTTTATCCAGAATGGCTTGTTTTTTGGCATTCTTTTCTTCTAGCTTTACCAGCTCTTCGGCATCAGCGATGTCTTGTGCATCCGTTTTTATTTTATCCCGAACTGCTTGCTCTTCGGCAAAATTATTTTCCTGTGAAAGCATAGTCTCTACCGTCAATCCATGAGCTTTCTGGTTCGCTTCCATATTTTCGCCGAAAGAATCCCGGAAGCCATCCCATTTGGTGGATAACTTATCTGCCCAACTTTCACCTGTCTCACCGAGATCGTCAAAGAGGTCTTCCAGATCCGGTAAGTCAATACCCAACTTATCGAACACCCATTTGATTTTTGTGTAGACGAATGACATACTTGCGGTTACTGTTTTGATAATGGCATCAAAAACATCATCAACTACCTTGATAATACTGATCCATCCACCAATAATATCGGCAATAAAGTTACCAATTTTATTTACTACTATCTTAATAGCGGCACCATTTTCGTTGACCCAAGCACCCAAACTTTTCAGAGTTTCAGCCATTACAGTAAATAAAGTAGTCATAACTGGGAGCAACTGGACAGACACGGACGTAACTATACCACGCATAGCCGCTGAAAAATTAGTTTGAGCATCTATGGCATCTGCACCCATCGCTGCTGTATTATCATCCATTACAATACCAAGGCCTTCCGCCTCAGTCATAAGGGCACGCATACCTTCTGAACCCTCGGCAAATAAGGGTAAAAGATCCATACCAGCACGACCAAATATATCCTGTGCCAATGCAGCCTTTTTAGAAGCGTCGGTCATGCCTTTTGTCTTGTCCGCAAATTCGAACATCAAGTCTGTGCCTTTTTTCAGAGACCCATCAGTATTAGTGACCTTAATGCCCAACGCTTCAAACGCATCTCCTGCCACACCTACACCCAGCGATGCATCCAGCATATTACCGGCAGCTCGTTTTATTCCCTTTTCAACTGAACTGAAACTAGTACCAGCACGACCCGCGGCAAAAGCCAACCCAGATAGTGTTGCTGTTGATTCACCAGTACGTAATGACATCTTATTCAATTCGTCACCAAAGGTAGCCGTCGACTTCACGGCAGCAGCAAGCCCAACGACCACGGCGGTACCAACTCCGGCAATAGCCAAACCGGCTTTATTAATACCGGCACGGGCGGATTCCATCGAACTTTTAACACCACCCATTTGCTGTGAAACACCCTCCATTTGCTTTTGGAAGTCTGCAAAATTGGCTTTAATACCAACAACCAAATTACCAATATTTGTATCAGACATTTTTATTGCTCCGGTATGAGTGGGCTTGTTCCATCATCAATTTGATTTTCTCTTGCCCGTTTATGGCTTCCTGCGTTTTCATATCAGCGGCATATTGTCTTTGCATTCGTTCCAACTTTTTGATAACAGCTATGTCAAAATCAAATGCGGCATGCTCATTATCAATTCCAAGTATGGATGACGGCCTGCATGAATATCTTTGCGCGACCGTATCAACCATTTGCACCAAACTATCGTTTCGGAAGAAACCCGCCCATGTCCAGGGCTTCCCCTCCTACCATCACAGACGAGAAAATAACCAATAAATCCATCGTAGGCAGTTTTGTCACGTCAACGGTTCCTTCAGCACCATCAATAGTAAGTGTCGGCTCAACTACGGCCGTAATTGCGATATCTCTCAAAGTTGTAACTAATTTTTCCAATTCACTGGTTTCGATCTTTGACCAATCATTTGGGTTTTGGAGATAGTCTGCCATACTGATAACAGAAGCGAGAATAGGCAGCTTTATGCTTCCAGCGCTGGCCTGTGTAATAAAATCAAGTTCTTTAACTCGAACAGTAACGCCAGAAGGCAATTTGATTGGTTTCGTTTGTGACAATTTCTTATTCCAGGCATCTGCGGTGATTGGCTGTACTGGACGTTTTGCTGTAGGTTCTTTTTTTGCGGGCATCTTTCAATCCTCCAATTAGGTAGTTGTGTCACCGTAAGACATGAGCTGTTCTTTGACGGCCTTTGTTGTATCAGCAAAGGCGTGAAATTCAACAGTGATAACCCGCTCACCATCTGAATTATATGTTTTATCGATTGGCCCCATACACAGTGCTTTGTGCACTGTGATTTTATTATTTGGGTCAGAATCAAGCGTAAATGCATTATCCGTTACTGGGGTCAAAATTAGCTGCTTGAAATCACCGCTTACCAGCTGATCACCACCAACTGTGATTTCCTTTTTGGTGGTGCTGGTGGCATACGTTCCAGTTGGCATGATATACTGCATGTTTGAAATATCAGTTTCAAGCATAGGTACAGTAACTGTGAATGATTCCTCGTTGACCCATGCGTTGTTTGGTGCGGAAAGCTGATCCGGTTTTGATTTGACTACACTGTAGCTGTAGTTCGTGGTCACACCGCCTTTGAATGAGCCGAGATCAACGGCTCCAAAGGTCACTTGGCATGGCCCGTATTCTACATTTCCGCTTGTGGTTGTTCCGGTCGACATTGTTGCTCCTTTCGTTAAAGCAGTTTTTTACCTTCTTGTAAAATTCTTGAACTCGCATCCATTGCGCCTTTTGTGGCAAATGGGCGAGGCCCAATTCCAGCATTGGGGCCAAGCCCTAAATGCACATCCATCGCATAATTGACTTTTGAAACAACTCCGGTAGTCCCTTCATCAGTGGTTAAATTTACCTTGCCGGTTGCCTGCGTTCTTATCATCAGGCTTCCGGTTCGTTTATAATTTGGGCTTTCTGGGCGATCATAAACCATTTCTTGCAGGTTCGCTTTAATAGCGGCTTCCATAATTACCCCGGCATCAATCAAAAACTGTATAGCTTTATCCGTGGTAATCTTTTTCTTGACACCATTAAGATTGGCCTGCAATTCGATATCCCCGGAAATGGTCATTTTAATATCGTCAGGCATCATCACCTCTGTATCTGAAAACGCAATTGTACAACATCGTGCAATAATGGAGATGGTCGCCTTCGCCTTCAAAAATGACTGGCCCGGCATTCCGGTTGGAGGAAGAAAGTTCAATATCATCACTCAAATTGGTATGATACCTTTTGTCCAAAAGCATATCAACATTGTGGGTTATCTGCCATGAGCGTTTCGGCCTATATGCCCGGATGAGTATTCGCATCTGAACGGGGTAAAAATAACCAGTCTGGGCATCGTTGTTTCCCGGAACTTCGGCATATACCATAACGCCTTCAGCCGCAGATTGGTCAGTAAACTTTCTGCGTTCCAAATTTATTGTGCTATTTCCATGCCCAATCACTTTTTCCATATTGGCCGTTAGATAGGTGATCATGGCTCCTTCAACATCGAGTATCATCAGTCAAGTTTCCTATAACAAATGACAAATACCAAACCGTCAATATTGGGGCCAGTCCCCGCTTCCAGGTATTCAGCAGCAAGACTTTCTGACGAGGTGATACGACCAGGGATTGCATTGACATCTCCCATATCAACAAACACGCCCTTTGTAAGTGCAGTCGCTCCGCCGTAAGGGCCAAATACATTATGATCCACAAGAATATTTGAGCCGTCCGTAATTTTGAGTTGCCAGTAATTTGCGGAACTGTTCACCGCGGCAGCAGAACTCGAAGCCATCCAAACACGCTCGACCTGAATCGTTGAATGAGGGGCAAAAAGTGGGGAAACCTTGGTGGCACTGTCAGCCGTTACAAGCTGCCCGGTATTTATCACCTGATAGTAATACTGATCGACATTGGTTCCATGCATTTTGCCGTTAATGTCAATCCGGAGTTTCTCTGTCGAATTTTCCCGGATGCTCATAAACGGACGATTGAAATGGTCGAGTTTTACAACGGCAGCCGTGCCGATCTCGTTATTGATCCGGATCACATTATCCGAGGCTGTGCCGATAGTGCTTTTTTGCTGATCGATGGAATAGCAGACCTCAACCACCACACCATACATGATAACACCGGAGCCTGATTTTGCGATTCTCAATTGAAGGGAATCACCAGCCGCAAGTTTTTGCTGACTGTAGGTGGAACTGATAGTAAATTCCCTCGGGACATGAGCGGTGAACCCGGTACTCACTGTCGTTAATGTGCTCAGGTCATTGCTGTTACCAGATTGTTCGAGGTACATGGTCTGGTAATTGGTGGCATTCAATTCCACTGCTGTATCACAACCAATATGCACTGATTCAATGGTGATATCATTTTTTGCCACGAGCAGCGGATAGGTATAAGCGTCATTGTCAGCCGCTACATCACCAATTCCAATACCAGCTTGCCGATATTTCCAGCCTGTGGTTGTCCTGATAAATCCATCGCTCATGATGGCAAATACCTCGCTACCATCAACATATTGAGCCATGATGTCTCGATCATTGTTCAAATCAAAAATGATTGCCGGGCCATTCCCGACCGCATCATCATTGCAAATTACATTCGTTGCTCCCATTATAAATCCTCCTTATCCGGCCAGGGTATATTCAACGCGAATTGTAAGACCACTCCCAGCAAGCCCACTGGAAGCTTTCGTAATTGACATATATAGGTAGGTGTCAGCGGCAATTGCTGCATTGGTAATTGCTCCCAAACTCCCCCATGTATTTTGAGCGAGACCAGGGTTCGCTGAGGATTGCCATGAGCAAACCGACGCATCATCAGCAGAACGGTGCACTGCGAAGGTCTGTTTATTTATTGTGGAGTCGGCAAGCGCCGTATCAACCGCGATATAAACATTGGTAATAGTCACGGCCTTTTCAAATTCATGTACAAAGATTGAAAGTGCATCTGAGTCAGCAGGAAAATCACCGTATGAAACGATTACAGATCGTTTCGCGTCACCACCACCTGGGTCAGGAAGGCCATTCTGGTCAACGCTGAAAACCTCACTGCTGTTTTTTTGCAGATCAATGAAATCACGGGCATTTGCAGCCCCGTTATCCATCCGAATGATTGGCCCTGTCCCTGGGGTATTTTCAAATTTCATGAATGTATATTCGTCAGCCATTATTTACCTCTCTTGGTTGGGTGTTTTGCCTTTTTGATTCGTTCAGCTTCCTGCACAACAACCCGGTTGGCTTCGGCCTCCCGCTTTTCTGCTGGGGATAATGTCCCATCTGCCAATCCTCTGGCAAGCCGTAATCGTTTACCCATTACCAAACCTCCTTCACATCAACTTCGGTTTCTGGATATGGGCGAGCCCCAACAAGAATAATCCGGTAATACTGAATTGTCCCGGTAATGGCATCCTTACGTTTCCCCAATCCGTTTGTGTCAATCATATATGTGGTATCCTCGTACACTATTTCATCAGATTCCTCCATTTCGGTCGTTGTGAGCAAAACGAATTTATTGCTATCACGTGCAATCATTCCAGATGTACTAGAGTTGTAACTGTTTTGCATTTCAATTTCACCAGTACGGCTCAAGACCAAACAGGGTTGATCCTCAATCAAATAATATTGGCTTTCATTGTAATTGTCTTCCGTATCAGTAAACCTACGGCGAATCGTAAAGGTCTCTATCAACAATGAATTAATCATGTCATATCCCCAGGTATATCGGGTCGTCAATTCCTACCGGCCCTATTGCGATAAATTCAGGGGCATGTGGGATCATGCAAAGGATTTCGTTTACTGGCTTAAATCGTATGTGGAGTCCTTCCACTGACATGCTCGAAAGCATGGCTGGATTTTTCTTGACCGTGAGTGCCAACGTGGCCTCAATCCACTCAATTCTGCCAAATGATTCCCCATAAAATTGATGCGCCGAAGTGAAACCATAAACATACGAAACCACCACATTGTCATGGCCATACGGCAAAATGGAAAAAACACGGATCCGGCCTTCATTCTTTCTGACCTCGAAATCGGTATCCTCCGTATACGTGGTATCGTCAACCACAAGGCTTGTCACTGAAATGATTGGAGCCCGTAGGTCAAGCCACTGTGATACTGAGTCTCCGGATACTGTATACTCGGTGATGGTTGTTTCTGCCCACCTGTTTGTGGAATAGCTATCCATCAAACTTTTTGCCACATCAAGTTGAGCCTGAGTAACAGTTTGACCTATTATCGCAGCTGCTCTAGCTGTCGTGCAGTAAGACATCCCATCTCCTTTTCGGCTATACTATGAATAAATTCGGCAAAATGGTCTGCCGTATAATTGTCTTTTATCAGATTTGCCCCAGCACATGCAATGGCTGAATAGTACGAAGGTTTCTCAAGTATATCCTTTATCCGCGATTCCATGTTTTCGCTACTGACAAATATGCATGTTTCAAATTGCTTGAATCCAAGATACTCATATTCCTTGTGGTACTGGGCAATACAAAGGCATCCGGCTGCCGGTATCTCATAATACTTTGGGACAGGGTAAAATTCACTCATCGCCAAAGCCCCTGCATACTGGGAAAGGAGTTTGTGGAAATCCTGACCTGAAGGGGTAGTGCTGTCCTGAAGGCAGTGCTTGACATGGGAAACGCAATCCAATCCATAAGCCTGTCGCCTTAAATCATAAGCATGAATACCACCATCCCAAGTGGCCCCTGCCCCCAGAACCTCTATTTTCCGGCTCAAAATTGAATCCTCATAAACCGGGAATGCTGGGGCAGGAGGAAACCAAGTCAACATTTCCTCTGCTTTACCTTTCAGGATTGGTTCAAAGTAACGAAGGAAACCGTCACGTACTGGTGAAATGATATATTTGACCCCACGCTTTTTGACCCTTTCCATTCGTTGCTCAACTCCCAGTTTATGGACTGGGAGGTTGAATTGCTTATATACACCATCAATTTCTTTTTGATGTGGATCCGTTATGTATTCCATTTTCAAAGCCGGATGCTTTTCCAACCCTTCTATCTTGATATGGTGTGTGGACTGGGGATCATAGAAAATAATGACATCGGCTTCAATGGAATCGGCATGGCAATCTGAATGGACAGGGGCAACCGTGTCAAAACGCCGAACCAATGCCAGCATCATGTCCCGGTATATGCCAGAGTAGGAAGATGATTGCAATTTGTGGTCGTTTTTGTTATACACCAATGCGAGCCGCATCAATGACCTCCTCAAAAATGGCCTTCATTTCTGTGCCGATTCGTTCCGGCTTATAATGCTCCTGCAAACATCCCATTGAAAAAACAGGGCCATTATTCATTATCAGGTCAAGCTCTTCAGCAAAACTATCCGGATCTCGTGGGTCTGTTTTATGCGTTCCCAAGCCAATAATATTGAGCCCACTGGCCTGGGCCTCACGGGCAACTCTTGTTTCAATTCGATTACATGTCAAAAGGATATCAGCAGACCTATATATTTCTGGTAAATTTTTAACAATCGAATGAACTTCCCCGAGCAGCCCTGACCGTTTGAATGGTGTCAATACCATGTTCATAACTGGTGTACTCGGCACCCCATACAAATGCAGTTTGATATCAGGGTCAAAATACCTTTTGTAGTAGTCTGCGCAGGTCAGCAAATTGAATGGAGTCCTGTCCTCTCGCCACATATCCGCAATCATAAGATTGCGGGAGCCTGAAGGATTGAAAACATGCTTTGGCCCATCCGGATTATATTTGTCGAGGTTCACCGGAGCCGTTGCGCAATGGATCTTTTTTCCCGGTAGCAATGCTTCCCAGAATGGTATATGCTCCTCCCAAAAAGTTAAAAATCCATTGTACTGCGGATCATTGACCTTGCTCATGATTGTTTTCAAAACGGGGTTATCCATATTGAAGCCCAGCCTGAAGGAATTCTCCGGCCTCCCATGCATGGCCAATATCTTTTGGAATAGAGCTTGCTGCCACTTTAGGTGGCAGCGCGGAGTGTCTAACTACTATATCG